GATTTTCATTATCACCTCCAATGGAGTGCTAGTGAGGTGGCTATTCCCAGTAGTAATATCAGGACGACCAATAGGCAGCCATCAGCGCTGGGGAGATCGTGGAGTATGGGGCGTTTCACCCCGACCACGACCACGACCCCGACCCCGACCACGACCGCGACCGCGACCACGACCCCGACCCCGACCACGACCGCGACCGCGACCGCGACCCCGACCCCGACCGCGACCGCGACCCCGACCGCGACCCCGACCCCGACCACGACCGCGACCGCGACCGGTATTTTTGTTTTATCCCACGCATGGTTCACTTCCCCTTGGCGTAGGCTTCGATTGCGGTTGTGCGTACGTAGAGTGTGCCAGGGATCTTCTGGAAATCTTTCCAGCTCTTGTTCGAGAACTCGCCAGTCTCGTAGACAATGCCGCCATCTTCGAGCATCACATCCTTGTCGTTCACGCCAACGAGCTTCCCGGCATAGAAGTAGTTCATACATAGGAGGATCACTTGTTCGCCAAGGAGGGCGATCAAGCCTTCATCTTCAACTTCTTGGACTTGTACGAGCTTCTTCATAGATGCTCCAGGGTAGATTGGTTGGATGGATCTAGGTATGCCACGCGCGGTAAAATTCGTATTTCAGTTGAGCCCATAGGGCACGGATACAGCTGCCGATGGTCATGGCAACTCCTTCATGAGCCGATGGAACCGCCTCTCGTGAAGCTCAGAGAGTGGGCCATGCTGGTGGACATATGAGATCAGATTGCCACGTCGGATCTTCCCATTCTCAGCGAAGAATAGGATGAGTTCATCACAGTGTTCATCGAGGGTTGTGCGATTCATGGGATCCTCCTGTTATGGGATCAGATCTCGATAGTTGATGATCGGCGTGGGGAGCTCAAAGATGCCAACAGAGCGGAGGAGGATTACTGGTTTATTTGTTCTCTGGAGCACCTCCCTAGCACCCCTTTCAACATCCCGAATGCACCAGTATTTAATGAAATGTCCATTTTCATTCTCAATCATCCAGTAGATACTCTTGGTTCGATTTTTTGTGCGCTCCTCGTCATCAACGTTAATGCGGCCTCCACCGCCTTGATGTCCCCTTGGCGGCATGGCTCACTCCGCCATCTGCATGGCTTGGGTGAAGCCACGGCACCAGCAGCTGGTATTGCGCCAGGAGGCGAACCAAGTGTGGGCCTTGGGTTCCATGCCGAGTTGTTCAATGTATTTCTCGGGCCATGTGACCATGATTCCTTCTGTGCTGGCCTCAAACTCCCAGCCAATGGCTCTCAGCTGTTCAATCTCGTCTTGGATGACTTTGGATTTTGGGGTGGGGCGGCTCATGGGAACTCCCTTCGCTTGAATGATCGTTCGGCACCTACGTGGAAGTGATATTCGTCCATGGCTAATGCGAGGATGCGTGGCAGACTGTCGATCACCTTGATATAGGGTTGTTCTTCGCCAGGTGGGCAGTAGTGGTGTATGGCATTCTCTTTGAGTGACCACCATGCGGTGAATGGTCCATGCTTGCCGATGAACTCCAAGCTCGCATTGGTCTGATCGGCACTGACGGCTGTTATGAGAGCGAACTCACCAGTGTTGGTCACCGCGAAGTCGAGAGGCTTGAGCTTGTTGTCGTTCATAGAATCCTCCAGCCGAAAATAAATAGGAATTTGATTGTGTGGCATACGATGCCGAGAAGGATGATGCTGCCACATAGCCCAGCGCCCATCAGGAATGAGACAATACACTCTGCGGCAATCTTCTCAATCGTGGAGTGGGTGGTTTTACTATTAATATTCATGATATCTCCTTATTGGGTTGCGCCCATTTCTGCGCTTCGCGGGTCCAGTGCCGTTCATCGACGTGATCGCCATCTTGGCGAGCGAGGCCGGCCATTTCCCAAGCTTGGTTCTCTTTCATCTTGCGGTAAGCGGGGTCGTTCTCTAGATGATTCTTCATGTTCACTCCATCGCTCTAGTGAATCCCTTGCACCAACAGATGGCATTCCACCAATTCCCAAACATTTCATGGGCATCAGGGACCATGCCTTTGACTTGAATGTAATAGGCAGGGTAGTCGACGCGAACCATATCCACCGCTTCCGGTTTGAGAGACCAGCCAGCTTGTTCGAGCTTGGTGATCTCGGTCATCAGATTCCAGACTTCAAGGATATTCATTCCTTCGCGGCTCATGCCAGCTCCATGGATACCTTGATGCGCAGGTTGAGCACGATGTCGTGGCCATTGATATTGAAGACGATCTGCTGTTGGTTGTCAGGCGGGTTCAGCTGCTTGCTGATCTCTTTGGCCATATGGCTGAGCTGTGCTGTGGCGGCGTTCTTCATAGCCAACGTGGTGTCGTGGTCAGTGAGGATCGCCATCAGTTGGGCTGGGGTTGCATGCCCAAGGGTACTAGGCTCGGTCTCTGAAGCTGGTTTCGGTGGCTCCAGTTTGGGTGGCGCCTGCTTCTGGGGCTCGGTGGTCTTGTTCTGCGCGTGCCTGTAGATCGTGTTGGGGCCGGGAACGAAGGGAGCGATGCGGTCCTCTTCTTCGAGCTGCTTGGGATCCTCATGGTAGGCATCTTCTGCACCCTTCTGGGTGATCGAGTAGCTGCCCCACTTGGCCTGCTTGATCAATCCTCGTTCTGTTAACATTGTCAGCTTGCGATAGAGGTGTGGTTTCTTGTAATTCGGGCGATGTATTGTGATCCACTGGTGTATATCGTTTACAGTTGACATTTCACAGAGCTTCAGATGTGCGCGGATTAGACGCCAAATGGATGGTGGAGGCAGCGGCTTGTCGTCGCTTGGTGTCGTTGGATCTTGTCGTTCTTCGATATCGTGCGGTTCTTTTGTCATGGTTTCCCTTCTGTATGTTGTGTTAACATGCCTGGTTGCAATATCTGAAATGTTCGAATGTGAGAAACATAAGAAAAGGCGGCATAACAGTTAGACAAACAGTAGAACATACAGAGATATAGTAGTAGCAGTACTTTAAGTACCGTATATATATATACACGGAGTGAGACGTTGTCTCAATAGAACGATGTATGAATAAGGGTACTTAAAGTACTACTACTACTATATCTATGTATGTTGTAATGTTTGTCGTAATGTTATGCCGTGTTTTCTTATGTTTGTAGCATTAGAACGGTAGGAATTGCCCAGGTATCAAGATGTGAGGTGGGATTATGTAACATGGGATCAGATGGGTTTGATCACGATCCAGAAGCCACCGTAATAGCCGTTGTGCTCATTGTGGGTAGCAACAGTGAAGGTGCCTTCGGAGGTGTCGACCAAGAGGAACTGAACTTCATGGTCTTCGTAGTCGGTGGTGATGGATGGTGCTTCTTGAATACGGCATCCGGTGAATGTGGCGCCAACAAATGGTTGGAGATCATCGTCGGTGCGCATGTATCGATTCTCACAACACGATTGACCATCGTCGTAGATCTGGATTCCCGTTCCATCTGTGAACATGATAGTCAATCGATTCCCTACGTCATCCATGGCTATTGACTTGATGATCTTCCCCTTGGCATTGTTGTGCGCTTCGACTGTCTCGGCATTACCACATAGCATGCCGATCATGACTCCGAAGCCTGGATGGTCAGTCATTGGTTCTCCCATAGTTGGTCGTTACTCCTTGGACGATTCCATACAGCTGGAAAGAAAAAGCCGCAGATCGGCTTGGGATCTGCGGCTTGTGGTCGCTGTGTTATCTCCACTCGTCTTTCATACAAGTGCTTCGTGACGTTGGGCGAAGAGTGGAAGGCACGTGGCAGCTTCGTTCACGAGTTCACTCGCCTTCTTGAGTTCGCCTTTGATGTTGCGGTCCTTGAGGCTGACGAGAACCTGGCCAGCTTCGTGGTAGCTGTTGACCTCTCTAGCTCGTTGGATGTTGTCGATGCCAGTGTAGACGACATACATGCTCATCTCAGCTCCTTGTGTTTGGGATTAGCCCCATGGCTCAAGGGCAAGCCTGTGTGAGCGCTTGCCCTTGAGTTGCTCTGACTGCTTCCGGTAGGGCTTCAGTCAGATGGCTTAGTCCTGCTTGCTACTCGGGAACCTGGCTGGGATCAGCGGTGCTGTAGATTCCGAGGCCGGCGAGGACCAGGACTGGCTTCATCTCGTGGGTCTTCTCGTCTTCGAGCTCCTTCGTCTCGACGAGATGTTTCCCAATTGCGTTGCATCCTCTCGCCCAGAGGTATTCGGTGTTGGGTGCAGGCTCACCAGGAGCGTTGCGGGGCTGGATGCCACTGAAGCTGACGGCGTCGAACTGGCTCACGTCGAGACCCACGGCACGATCGGGATGGATCATGACCTGGGTGTACTTGTCGACGAGCTTGTTGTAGACGAGCTGCGTCCTGACGGCGGAGATGCGCGTGTAGCCTGCGGGTGTGAGGCTGACGCTCAACACTTTGAGGTAACCCTGCTGCTTCTCGGGAGGCAGGATGGAACTGAAGGACTTGCGATTGATGGTCATGATGACCTCCGTGTATATATGCTCTCCAGTTCAGCTGGAGCTGCCAGGCTGCGTGCGCTGGAGCCAACAGATTTGTCGATCTGCTGGGTTCAACTCACTTGGGAAAGATGGCATCTGCTGTTATCAGGCCGAGCGCACCTGGTACGGCAATGAGTGGAATGGCTACTGCGAAACCGAGCTGGAATAGGATGGTTGGGATGATGCCGAGGCCGAACCAAGCCATGATCCAGCCGAACTTGCGAGTTGCGTTCATGGTGTGCTCCTGTGTGTGTGGGTGTTGGGTGCTCTCAATCAAACAAACCTAACCTACAAGTGTGTCCGACTCCCTGCTGCGCCCGAAGGGCGAGCGTAGCGAGCAGCAGCAGGGAAGGAGGACCGCCAAGCCTACATATTGTGTCTACAGCTGGCGATACCCGCGGATCAGGTAGCCCCTACTGTATGTCATGAAGATCCAGGTTCTTAGGTAGATCACCCGTGGATCCCTGCTGGTGATCACCCTCTTGTCTACCCTCCTACCCATCTCCCACCTCCCTTGCCTGGGCAGCTTGCCCTGGCCGCAGGCAGCGACGAAGGAGCGGCAGGGCAAGGTGTCTAGGCGAGAGGCTGCTTGCGTGCTTGGTCGTGATGGTTGTGTGTCCCTCCTCCCCCCAACGAGGTGCCACCGCCGAGGGGGTGGGGGATGGGTCCAGCGCGAGATGATGGTGTGGGGATACTAGATACACCCCTGTCAAAAATCTGCGCGCTCTCCAGATAAATGTTTACACTGTAGGAGGAGGAACAAGCATGCTCACAGTCGTCGACGGCAAGCTCCTTAACACCCGAGATGTGGGAAACGCAGTCGCCACTATGATGCTCAACGGCATCCCGATCGACGAGATCGTAGACACCCCAGGCATGCCAACTCCCAGCCAGATTGCTTGGATGAGGCGCAATGATCCAGCCTTTGCCGAGGCGATGACGGTGGCATTCGAGGGTGCCGGCATCGAGGCCGCGATGATACTGGTCAAGGGATCCAGAGGCCCCTGGAAGGATGAGAAGGGCAACCGGCATGGCCTGGACATCTCCAAGCACCAGGTCGAAGCGGCGATGTGGGTGGCTGAGCGCATGGCCCCTGATCTCTTCCAGGAGCGACGAACCGTGACGACCCAGGAGATCAAACTAACCGATGACGAGCTGGCCTACCAGCTGCAAGCCGCGGCCCGGAGTGATGAGCGTGTCCGGAGGATCCTCTCCAGCAACGACGACATCCAGGGCATCCTCACTGATGGAGAGGGCACAGAGAGACAGAGGGAGACAGCAACACCAACAACCAAACAAGAGAAGCAACAGCGAGCCACCAGAAAGCTTTTCTCGCGCAGACGCGGAAACGTTAAGTTCAATGGAACCAAGGTAATAGACGTGGAGGCATTGTGACCAAGTGTCTGTTCCACCCCGATACCGAGCTGGCCACTGGTGGCTGCCCAGTGTGCAATATGCAACGTGGCATGATCCCACAGCCCATGGTCCCAGGCTCCTGGAACTACGGCTGGCTCTGCCCTAGGTGTGGCCGGGGCAATGCTCCCAGCACCAGCACCTGTCCATGCTCGCCACTACCGCCCACTCAAATCACATGTTGATCAGCGAGGGAGACGGACTCATGACCACCTACGACGTCACCAGTAAGCCAATCGAGACCTTCGAGGAGGGTTCCATCTGGGAACACTCCAAGGATCCTCTGGAGAATCTGAGCTGCATGGTTGGCCAGTGCCTGATCTGTGGGCATACTACTGTGGGCACGATCATCAAGGAGATCCCCGTAGGCTACACGGTCTGCCGTTGTGGCGACGTGGTGAAGGTGGAGAACCGCAACAAGTGGCATTATCCAGGATAAAGAAAAGGTTCACTGGGCACCAATTTACCATTGACATGTCTGGCCGCCAGACTTAACCTGGGTGTCTGGAGGAACCATGGACCACGAACGAATCGCTAAGGTCTGCTACGAGGTCAACCGCGCTTACTGCCAGGCGCTTGGAGATCATAGCCAGTCGACCTGGGAGTATGCCCCAGAGTGGCAACGTGCCTCAGTCAGGATGGGTGTTGACCTGCACACGATGGGCGATTTCGGACCCGAGGCATCCCACATTTCCTGGATGAAGCAGAAGCTCGAAGAGGGCTGGGTCTATGGCGAAGTGAAGGATCCCGAGAAAAAGGAGCATCCTTGCATGGTGCCCTTTGATTTACTCCCCCCTGAGCAGCGGGCGAAGGACTACATCTTCATGACCATCGTCCATCAGCTTGCCAATCTGTAGCCACCATGCCCCGCATCGACGACCTACACCACCGAAGCCCGGTCCAGGAGATCGTGATCGAGCTGCCCTGCAAGGTGGAGCACCAGGTCGAGGTCTATAAGAATGGCACCGTCCTACACTGCCTGAGACTGGCCACAACTGGTGGCACCTACTTCGGCTCGACCTTCGATGAGGCGCTCAGCAACCTACGGAAGGCATACGCTCCTATCTATGCCATCCTCACCCAGAAGCTCTAGGGGGCACCATGTATCTATTCATCGACAAGGAATATCGGATCTACCAGTCGCCCATCCTGAGCGGCTACGCCAGAGCACAGGCCAAGCAGGGTAAGCTCTCGGTGGTCAATCTCAACAACATGACGGGCATGAATATCGATGGGTCATGGAGTGACATCCAGGCCATGACTGAGAATTTCACTATTGAAGGCAACCTAGCCTAGCCACACGGAGGCACCATGTGGACTGGGCATCGAAGTTTTCAGGAGAATATGGAAATCTATAAGATCCAGCATGAACCATTGAATTGGCCCGATGACCCCCACAATTGGCAAGAGGATCACCACCTTGAGAATGGGAAATACTGTTGCCGGTGTATCGAGTGCGATTGTTATTTTGTAGGCCACAAGCGACGGGTTGTCTGTCGCTCGTGCCACACGGAGGCACCATGCTCGTCAAGCACTTAATCAGCGAGCTCAAGAAATGTAACCCAGAGGCGGAGGTCATCACTGAGGGGTGCGACTGCACCGGGGACACCTTCTCGTTGGCGCTTAAAGGAAACGTGGTCAAGATCTCACGGTCTGATCGGTATGGCAACTATGCTGATACCTACGCCAACACCGACGACACGCCACACCCACTTCCATATCATCGTCCCAATCAGGAGGCACCATGAGAAAGCAGATCGACCCCCAGCACGCTGCAGACGTGTTCCGAGCCCTGACCCAAGCAGGGGCATCGGCGAGAACAGCCACCAAGTATATCGACCCCAAGACCGTCGTCCGAGCCACTTGGCGCTTCAAGCCGAACAACGAGAGCACCCGCGCGGAGATCGTGATTACCTTCGGTGCGCCGAACTACCTGGATCGGGCCGCAATCAAGAAGGCGAAGAAGGCCAATGCCCCATTGCCAGGAGCGGGAGCTGTCCAGCTGCGCGCCTATCCCAAGAAGCGGGTGAAGAAGTGAGCGAGCTGACCCCTGAACAGCAAGGCCAGATTGAAGGCCCCGCAGGTGAAGCGGAGGCGATCGAGTTCATGGTCAACCATGGTGGTGGGATCAAGATCCTGGTGGTGCCACCAGGTACCAAGGCTGACAAGGCTTATTATGTCGCGTGTCTCTTTGGGCAGGATGTGACCTATCGAAATGAGGATGCTTTGAAGATCCTCCGTGACGTGATGCTCAAAATGGTCAATGATGTGCTGGACACAGCCGCTAAACAACAGCAGGACCGATTCTTCACCGACGACCACTTCACTGAGGGGTTCCTGTACCACCCCGATCGGGACAAGGTCGGCGAACTGGCGGCTGACGCTATCCAACAGATCCAGGAAGGCGGCGATGACGAGGTAGCCCATGTCTAATAACGGCTACAACCTCCCAACCCAAGCCGCCCTGCAGTCTCAGCTCCAGATTGGCGACGAAGCCTACCTGGCTGAATACGGCCCACGGATGGTCGAGGCCGCGGAGTGCGGCATCGAATCCCAGCGACGTTGGACCCTGCACCACATGGGTTGCAAGGAACAGCTGAACGAGATTAGCAACCGCGAGTGGGTGCGCCACGACGAGAAGGAGGCTATTCCCATCCCCGAGGCGGTCTTCGGCCTACGGGCCAGGATGTTCGCCCGGCTGCAGGAGGGGGTAGCCCACATGGCCCAACTGAAGCCGAAACAAGAGTGCCCAGTACAGGAAGACGAGATGCGCCACATCGCCCATGCCCTGGGCCACGAGTTCAAGCTAAGCCAGATGCGGAAGAACGATCGCGGTTACTACGTCGATGCCCAGTTGCACCAGGACAAGCCGAGGGCTAGAATCGGCATGGACCATGAAGAATACGATCGCCACCGTGCCAATCACAAGGAGTGGATCGATGAAGATTACCGAGCCCATCTTGGCTACCGAGCCGTCCTCCTCGCTGCTGCACGAGACCTTGGAGAGGCTCCAGAAGATCCTGGCCAAGCTGGCAAAGTTCGTGGCGTCTTCACCGGACACTGAGAGAGATGGGTGGGGAGAGTTAGGAGCGATCGAAACCTGTGACCACGATTGGGTTAGGCTCTGGGTGCGTGATGCAAGTCACAATGGTGGCCCCATGGTTGAGGTGAATACCTTCTCGGTGAGCATCTGCGCTGAGTGTCACAAGGTCCACACCATCCTACCCGCTGGGCTCCTTGGTGCTGGCAGTGGACCCATTGAGATCATCGCAACCGATCGACGAACTGATAGGCCGAGAAGGAGTTAACAGATGCCACGAGCTTGCGATCACGATCACTGGAACCTGAAGCCAGGCAATGTGGTGGAGTGCGCCCGCTGTGGTGAGCAGCTCGACCCGGAGGATTGGGCGCGAGAGGAGGCGTGCCCAGAGGACGAGACCCCCAGAGCCCGAGAGGTAACGATTTTTCCCCAGACAATAAAACCCTTGACACACCGAATCAGCAACCTGAATCTACCCAAATAGGAGGTCGCCCATGGCCAAAGTAAAGACACCCGTGAAGAAGAAGGCACCAGGCAAGGCCAAGCCACAGACGAAGGCAAAGAAGGTCCTACCCAAGAAGACTGTTCCTCCCCAGGGCATGCCTCCCATGGCCGGTGGCCAAGGTGGTCCTCTTGGTGGTGGGGCCGGAAGTTTCTGATAGTCAACCAACCAGGAGATACCATGGACATGCAGGGAATCATCGAAGCTGCGCAGGCTGCCGGTTTCGACGTCAACGTTCAACAGGCAGGTGATGTCGTCCGTGTTTTCGTCACCGACAAGTCGAGTTCCACTGTTACCGAGTTCACCGGCACCGTCAGTGGTGAGCCACTCCCTGATGTGATGCCTCTTGGTGACCCGGCTGACACAACCCCGGAACCCAATGCCCCACTGCCGGAGCCGCCACTGCTACTGGCGCCTGTTCACGTCTACGACGACACGTTGGAGGGAGTCGTAATCCATGAGACCCAAGAACCCACGCCGGTTGAACCCCCGGCCCCAACCCCAGAGGTGTGAAATGGATCGAGACGACAAGAAGTTGCTCAAGAAGGAAGGCGAGAAGAAGTTCGTGAAGACCGAGAAGAAGGACATCGCCGAGGCGAAGAAGGCTGCCAAGAAGAAGAAGAAGTAGGAGGCCACCATGGCTAAGAAGTGCCCGAAGTGCAAGAAGGCGCCCTGCAAGTGTAAGGGTAAGAAGTGACCATCAAGATCAAGAAGTCCCACAAGGGACTCCTTCACCGAGACCTCGGGGTTGCCACAGGCAAAAAAATCCCGGAGGCAAAGCTCGCGACGGCCAAGAAGTCGAAAGACCCCGCGGTGCGTAAGCGAGCCACCTTTGCCGAGAGCGCCAAACACTGGAACAAGAAGTAGGAGAGCACCATGTTCACCATCATCTGGCCCCTGCTCGTCGCGCTCGTGGGCCTTGCCTTCTGGTATTTCAATGCCACTGCCACGGCCCCGACGCCGAAGAATGGTGTGGGTGCTGAGGCTGGCAAGATCATGTTCGCCGTAGGGATGTTCTGGCTGGTCTTTCTGTTTTCTGGGGCCGCATTTACCCTGGGCCGATAAGTAATGGGACTGTCGGTGCCAGCCGTACAGCAGCACAATGGGGGAACCATGAGCCCCTGCCGAGAGTCCCACAATCCGTGATTAGCTCAGTCTGGTGGAGCACCTGTTTTGGGAGCAGGGGGCCGAGTGTTCAAATCACTCATCACGGACCATTGCCGCCAGCTTGACTCAGACGAACGTGAAGTTCATGTCGTGGGGTTTCCTCTCTAACGGGCTCCTTTCCCCCACGTAACACGTCGTACCGGTTGAGCTGGCGGTATCCACACCGCATACATGTAGACAGGAGAGAGTTATGATCCCCCAAGATTTCTATCTAGGCATACAGCAGGGTATGAAGTTCCGGGATCCGGGCATCATCATCCAGTGTTGCTATGAGGCCAAGGTACCCGTCCTGACCGACACTGTCTGGTGGACTAACCCCGTCGCACCCGTCGAGAGGCAGTACCGGCGCATCGCGATCATGGACAGGATGGGGACGGTCAATCTGAACTGGCTTCTAGATGACGAGAAAGCACTGGGCGAGTTTATACAGGAATCCCAGGTCCAATGAAAAGGCCCCCGCTTGGGGGCCTAGTCATGCAGGAGCGGTGGCGCCCTGACAAGTTACAGTAACTTCTGTCCCGGCAGCTTCTTGCCAGTCTTCTCGCCCTTGCGGCTGAGGGGGGCATAGTCGCAGTCGCGCTCGGGGCAGTCGCCAGGGGACTGGGCCGCGGGGGCACAGTAGCCAGGAATGGCGGCACCCATGGGATCCAGGGGGGATGGCCCGCCACCGGTGGCCTTGGAGCGCTGCTCGGGCTCCCGCCCCCAGGCTGGCGAGACGCAGCGGTCTTTCATGTCGAAGGTCTTAGCCATGGGCTACTCCTCGACCTTGCCTGAGTGCTTGGTGTTGCCACCCTTACCTGAGGCGGGGCCACCAGGGATCTTGGAGCTGTGGCCGGCGGTGACGGCGCTCAGCTTGGCGTTCTTGCCGGTCTGCTTGGTGCCGTCGAAGAACTCGGGGTTCAGGGCTTCGCCGCTGCCCCCGTCCGACTTTCCGCCCTCGGTTGCGGCGTGCTCGTACTTCTGGGGTGGCTGGGGTCCACTGTAGGTGCTCATGAGATGCCCTCCGGAGGCAATGGGCTACACGGAGCCCTTGCGCGTATGGTAGGATCATGCTGCGAGGTTTACAAGGGGAATCGATGCCATCAGTTGACGCACTGCTCAGAGAGCACCTACGGCGCCAGCGAGGCAAGGTTTTCGAGAAGTATGTTCCCCGCCCTTGGCAGAAGCGGTGGCTCAACTCCCACAAGAAGATGGTCGTGGCCCTGTGTGCGAACCAGGTGGGCAAGAGCCTGACGATCGCCTATAAGGCGTCCATGACAGCCCGATGCGTGTATCCGGACTGGTACACGGGGGTGAAGATCACCGATCGAGCGCCTGTCATCTTCGTTGTTGGCCTGACATCCGAGGAAGTGCGCGACTCCATTCAGACCAAGCTGGTTGGCCCCAATCTGGACGAGCCCGGTGGTGGAATGATTCCGCCCGAGGACATCATCAAGATCACCAAGCGGGCCAATGTTCCTGGGGCCGCGGACACGATCTTCGTGAAACACCCTCTTGGCCAAGCTCAGATCTGCCTCAAGACGGCCGAGCAGGGTCGGGAGCGGTTACAGGGTGCCACGGTGGACTTGGTGATCATCGACGAGGAGCCGCCCCGCGATGTGCTGAACGAGCTGGTGGCTCGGACGGCCAAGGCCAATGGCCAGCTGTGCATCGGGTTCACAGCCCTGAAGGGGATGTCTGAGGTCTACATCTTCCTAACCGAGCAGGCTAGCGACATCGTGGAGATCGTTCACGCTGGCTGGAACCGGATCGATGCACCTCACCTGAGCGATGAGTCGATCCGGGTGATGACCGAGATCTACAAGGACAATCCAGCTGAGCTACAGGCCCGGAGCACGGGTATCCCCACCGTAGGCCGGGGGCAGATCTACCCATTCCCGCCTGATGACTACTCGGGCAGGTTGTTCAAGATCCGGGACCACATGCGCCGGATCATTGGGATGGACGTTGGCTGGACTCACCCAACGGCCGCACTGGTAGGAGCATACGATGACGATGCAGACATCCTTTACATCTACGACGAACACTGTGTCGAAGGGAAGCCCCCTTCCACCCATGCCTCTGCCATTAAGCGCTGGGGTGACGTCACGATCGTCATGGACACCGCTTCACTCCAAACGAATAAGAACGACGGAACAACCTTGTACGGAATGTATGAGTTCGAATTTGACGGTCTTGACTGGGAACAGATTCCTGAAGATCAGCGACGCGTCCAGCTTGCGGATAATACTTCTGGCAGCGTTATGTCCGGTATTGCTAGAACTTATCAGATGTTCGACGAGGGACGTATCTACATCTCTGAGAACTGTATTAAGCTTTTGGCCGAACTGAAGCTCTATCGCTACGACGAGAAGACGGGCAAAATTGTCAAGAAGAAGGATGACCTGTGTGATGCCCTGCGATACATGGTCATGAGTCTGCACCTGGCTAGATTGCGAGGAATGCGTTCTCGGTGGGCTGACGAGGTGTATGATACGCAGGACGCTTGGAAACCTGTTGACGAAGTGGTTGGCTACTGATGAGGGGTGACATGGAACCTGATATCGCGGTCGAGCAGGATCCCAACGACACCGAGGCCAAGTACGAAAAGAACGTCATGTGTGACGTTGAGCCGACTTCCGCAGCTGGCAAGCTGCTGAACCTGTTTCTCACGGCACGGTTTGCCAGGCGTAACCAGGAAGCCATCTGGATGACGGCCAATCGTAATGTGCGTGCGAAGTATGGTCCCGAGGTTCAGTTGCAGGATGGATGGTCTAAGGCGTTTGTGAATCTCACAAGCCCCAAGATTCAGACTGCGACGGCGATTGTGAATGACGTTATCCTTCCGCAGGGCAAAGATATTTGGGATCTGGAGTCGACTCCCGAGCCGTTTATGCCGGAGTTCACGGCCTTCCTGGCGAAGCAGAATGCCGAGCAGGGCATTGACGCAGACTTCGGAACCTTCAAGAACCAGATCTTCCTGGAATCCCAGCGCCGAACCCGGAACCTGAAGTCCAAGGTGAGGGATGGTTTTGTGGAATCCGACTTCAGGACTGAGCTTTCGCGGGCCACCTATGACCTGATTCTGTATGGCAACCTGTGTTGCATGGGTCCATTCCAGGCCGAGCGGAAGCGGAAACCCCGCCCTGGCAAGAAGGTCAAGAGCTACAAGTATCCCGAGTGGAATTTTCCTAGCCTCTTCGACATCTACCCTGATCCAGGGGCGCGAAGTGAGGAAGACTGCCTGTATTTTGTGTATCGGCGTGTGCCCAATAAGGCGTGGCTAAGCCAGATGCGCAATGATCCTGGGTTCAAGAAAGAGATCATCAACGAGGTGTTGGAGCTGGCGCCCGATGGGAACTGGACCCCAGAGCCATGGGAGACTGACCTCATCATCACGAACAACAATAATCAAATGTATACCTACCGACATCGCTTTGTGGTTTACGACTTCTGGATGAAGCAGACCGGCAAGGAGATGATGGAGCTTGGCTGCGATGAGAAGGAGATCGACCAAGAGGATCTAAACAAGATGTATACGGCCAATATCATGATCACCAATGGTCGCGTGATCCGGGCTGTGACGAGTGAGTTCCACGAGGACCGTCTGCCTGTGTACTTACCAGGCTGTCGGAGGAACACTCACAGCATCTGGAGCACAGGCATCGCGGAGATGATGTTCGATTCACAGGCTTCAGCTTCTGCTTGTGAGCGTGCGCTGAACGACAATATGGCCAGCATTGCACGGCCACAGACAGTGCTGGATATGTCCCGCCTCAAGATGGGAACCACTTCATGCAATCCATGCCCCGGTAAAATTTGGTACACCAATAACGCCGCTGGCCACTCTTCGAAGGTAGTGGACATTTTCTTCCCGCCCAACATCATCAAGGAGATTCTTGAGCGTCAGGCAGCTGACAAGAAGTGGGCTGACGAGGAGACTGGGGTTCCCAGCTTTTTGATGGGTAACAATGAGGGTGGCGGCACACATAACCGGACCCTTGGTGGGGCCGAGCTCCAGTGGAACAATGCGAACAATCCCTTCAAAACCATCGTCACCAACATCGAGAATGGCCTGATCGTTCCCGTTACGGACAAGATGATTGACTACTACCTGACCTACGAGTACTCGGATGAGATTGATGCCGACTACAAGATCAGCTCGACCGGGTTGCAGGGTCTTGTAGCTAAGCAGGCTCGCGTTCAGGCGATCATGGAGTTCCTCAAGGCGGTCGGGAACAACGAATACTGGCAGCATCGGATCAACGACAAGCGGGTTGGCGAGATCCTAGAAGACGCCTTCCAGCTTACGGGCGAGCAGTTGTTCCTCAATGACGTGGATGCCGCGGCCAAGGCGAAGAAGCTGGCGGAGGAGAAGGCCAACACGCCTCCTAATCTTCTACCGGATACACCGCCAACTGAGGCCGCGCTCAAGTTCCTGGCTGCGACTGACAAGGGTACACCTATGTATCCGATCGCTTTGGAGCACGCATGGAATTCGCTGGTTAAGCAAGATAACCCGGCTGCTGATGCTGCGATGCATATCATGCGCCAGGAGTCGCTTACGGCTCACCGCCAATTTGTAGACAGCAGTGACGTTGCAGCGATTGGTGCCCCTGGGAAAAATGAAGCACCCTCTGGCCCACCTGGCGTGCCTCCCCAATTAGCTGATGGCCCAACTCCTCCAGGATGGCAGCCGGGTCAGCCCGGTTCTATTCCTACTCAGACAGCGCCCCAAGCTGGCCCTGCTGGCGTGATTCACGCACCACTACCGCTGGGCGTCAAGAGCCTGGGGACACCGGATGCTCAGTCACTGGTCCAGCATCCTGAACGCTATGGGGCTGAAATTCCCCCAGGCAAGGCGACTAACCCGGCCGATGTTGGCGGGATGGGCTTGCCCAATCTTCAAGGAGCCATAAATGCCGCGAAGTAACAAGAGCAGGGAAGAGATTCAGGCACGCATGGACCAGCTCTACAACTCGTCCAGCGAGGTGATTACGGATTATGTCGAGATGCTGATTGACGATCTGCACCAGGCGCTTGAGCTTACCAAGCCACACGAAGATGTTCGATTCATCCAGGGCCAGATTGCTGGTATCCGGGAGTTTTGCTCCGTAGACAAGGAATAACTTGACATACGAGAGCTTGCACACTACATATCACAATGGAGGCAAGTATGGTTCGCAAATCACGTGCGCAGCTGGATGCTGAGAAGATGGCCCAGTTGGAAGAGGCCCAGCGCAAGATGGATAGTGGCGAGTCCACCCCGGAAGAGATTGAGCAGGAGCTCAATGGGGAAGAGGACCTTGGTCCATCGAACATCGAGGACTTCCGGAATGAGCAACAGGAGCTGCTTCCCGAGAAGCCCGCACCCAAGCTCGCTAAGCTCAAGGCTCCCGAGATCGACGTGGAGGCGCTACAGCACGAGCTGGCCATGGCCAAGCGAACCCTAAGCCACTACGAGCAGGAGTTGAACCCCACCAAGCAGCATGCCCAGGAGCTGGAGGCCGAGCTGGCTGAGGCACGCCGGCAGTTGGCTGAGGCACCCAAGGCCCCAGAGCAGCCCCTGGATTACGGGCTAACTGATGAAGAGAAAGAGTTTGAGACAGTTAAGACGATCTCGGAGAAGATCGCCTTAGCTAATCTGAGTAAGGTTGAGAGAACCCTCATGGCACGTATTGACTCCATGTCGAAGGAGTTGAGCGCCTACGGGGAGGAGCGTAAACAAACCAGGATTCAATCCGCGATTGAGAAGCATCGTGCTGGATTGACGAAAATCCTCGGTGAGGCTCCAGACACTTACTTCAGTGATCCAAAGCTCCCAGATTGGTCCGCGAACCAGTCGGATGAGGAAGTGCTTGCACTTCGCAATCCGGTCGCTTATAGTGAGAAGTTCGTTGCGGCTATTCTGAGCCGCTTTAAGTCCGAAGTTCGGGGACAGGCATCACGAAAGCCATCCCATGGAGAGTCCTCAGTACCCAGTCGTGTTGCTCCTGATGTGATCGAGCGTACGGGTGGATCGGAAAGCGACGGTGTCGCGTTCAACCCAAGGACCTTCCAGGCTGATGTGCAGAAGCTCATCCAGAACGGTCGAACGGCAGATGCTCAGCGTCTTGTTGAGAAAGCCGAGAGGGCAATGAGTGCCTAGAAACCCCCAACTTAGGAGGCCATCAACATGGCGACCTACCCTACTACCCCAACCACGCTTACGCTGGCTTCTGCGTTCGCTGGCTCAATCCTGAAGAACTACCGAGACGGCGGCTTCACTCAGGGCACGGCCGTCGTGCGAGATGTCAACCGCCCCTTCCAGAGTGTTGAAGTTCAGCGCATTGGTCGCAAGATTGACTTCAAGACCGTCAGCACGCTTAGTGTCGCTGGCGTTCAGACTGCCCTGGTGACGACTGATGTGCTTCAGGTTCTTCCCGTCAGCACTGGTGATGTCATCCAGAACGGCACACTGCGCGTGATTCGCGCCGCCTCTGCTGGCGCCACCGCCACCATCACTGTCCAGGTTGGTGCGACAGCCCTGTCGTCCACTATCAACTTCCTCGCCACCGGTATCACTGCTGTGAACACGGCTACTCCGTTTGCCGTTACCGCTGACGACACTGTCGATTTCGTCCTGACTGGCACGACCAGTCCTGTCTTTGACGGCCTCGTTGAGCTCGTGCTCAGCATCATGCCCACTCGGAACTAGGAGGTAGCCCATGTCTATTTCTCGCGTAACCTCCAATCTTGCGAACCGGCTGTTCATTCCCCAGCTGTATTCACAGAAGCTCCAGGTCAAGTTCTACGCTGGCTCCGTGGTTCCGAACATCGTGAACTACGAGTGGGAAGGCGAAATCCGAAGCGTTGGGGACAAGATCAACATTCGGCAGCTCCCCGACCTGATCGTGAACCCATGGTCCGTGAACGACGACATCAACTTCCAGGAATTGGAAGATGGCCAGATCCAGCTCACGATCGACTACGCCTACTACGCGGCCTACAAGATCGACTATGTGGACTTCCACCAGATGGACATCCAGCTGAAGGAACGCCTCATGGACGAGCTGAACAACCGCATGCGTCTCCAGGTCGAGAACACCACTCTCGGAACGGTCTACGCCAGCGCGTATCAGACGGTGGATCAGACCAACAACGGCCTGACCAACCCCACCTACTTCCTCCAGACCGCCAACGCCGCCTCTGGCTGGATCCTGCGCAATGACCGTCTGCTCTCTGAGCAGAATGTCCCCCTGGAGAACCGCTGGTTCCTGATCAGCCCCTCCATGAAGGAACAGGCCATCCAGCAGGCCATCCTGTACAGCTACGCCACGGGCGATACCGTCAAGGCGCCTGTCCGCACCGGCCTCGTTGGCCCGATGGGCAACTTCAGCCTCTACGAATCCACCCTCCTTTCGGGTGGTTCTGGCGCCTCCGCTGGCGGCACGGCTACCACCGGCCCCATCAACGCCATGGGCGGACACCGGAGCGCCATCAGCTTCGCTTCTCAGTTCACCGAGTTCGAGAGCGACATCGTTCTTCAGAACACCTTTGGCAAGGGCACCCGCTCTCTGATGGTGTTTGGCTTCGGCGTCACCAAGACCCAGGCCCTGATCTACGACAAGATCTCCTACGCTGCCTAGTTCTGATTCATAGCCCCCGGTCAGCCCGTAGCTGGCCGGGGGTCTTTCACATCACATGGAGACACTATGCAAAAGCTTTCGAAGGGCTCTATTGACGCAGACCGTCGCATCATGGCCAAGTCTCGCGTGTGCCAGAGGATCACAGGAATTGAACCCGATCTTGATGGCCGAAGCAAAACGTTTGACCGCAAGAGCTACAATGATCGCCAGTGGCACTCGCTGTTTGTTTATTGCTGGTCTCACAAGGAAGACTTCGACTTTGATTACAAGGCTGGGGCGGCTGCAGTGCAGAAGCCGCTTACCCAGGCCCAGATGGAAAAGATGGGTATCGAGGTCGAGGATGACGAGCACATCGTCATGAAGAATAAGACCTACACAGAGGATGAGCTCAGGGATTCCAGGATTACCAAAATCAAGACGCTTCGGGATATCTGCATAGCAAAGGAAATCCCTGACGATGGTGGCAAGGCTGACATGATTGCTGCTATCCTTGAGGCCCAGGAGTTGCTCAAGGAGGAGTAGGACATGTACCTTCGCGACCTGCAGAGCCGAGTACAGTTCCTACGCCATGATCTTGAAAGGGGCTTCGTAGAACAGGCTTTGCAGGATGCGGCTAGGTGGGTCGCTACCAAGACCGGCGTCGTGCGTACCAAGGTTTACGACCACGTGAACAACGGCCAGCTGGTTGTAAGTCTGGCTTCCTTTATGCAGGCTGCCACGGGTCAGTTCGATGTCTTGAGGCCGACGCGTGTCATGTACATGCCCGGCCTCAACACCGGTTCGGTGTGCGTTGGGGCATTGACCTCAGTCTCAACCACCATCCCGGCGCCCACGGTTCCGGCCAACTTTTCCTTCTACGTGTCCCAGGCTGCGATCACGGTCTCAGATGGGACCAAGAGCTACGTACTCGGAGTAGGTGATGTGATCCAGGTGGTAAACAAGCTCTGGGTTATCTTCCAAGCCTACAAGTATTCTGTGGCCAAGGACCGGAAGAAGGAACGGGCCTTTGGTCTGTACAAGTCGCCCATGAATTCAGTGGGCTACATGTCGGGTTACTATGTGGACAAGGATTCAATCACCATCAATCCTGTCCCCAATCTCGACATCCCATTGATGATTGAGTGCAGCGTTGTTCCTAAGAAGGACTTCGATACGGTCGATTTTCCACTGGATGCCGAGGAGTGCCTATTGGCAAAGGCCAAGGAGCAGCTCTACGCGATGCCCAACAAATCTGGCGGTGGCGCCAATGAGCAGAAGGCGTCAATGTGGCGCAAGATAGCCGACGATGAGAAGGACCTGGTTCGCGCTGTGGCCGATGGCGGATATGGCGACACGGAGGTTGTGCCACCTCCCCTCTTCGGAAATTGAGGTGACACATGGGTCTTGACCTGGGGCAAATTGACACGCAGATACGTGAGCTGTTGGGCGACTATCAGTCGACGACGTTTACCGAGAATGATATCTATGAGGCTGTGAATTGGGGTCAGAACATCATCATTCGTCTCAAGGGGTTCAAACGGGCCACGCGGCTCTACACCATGAACAGCTATCCAACGGGCGTGCTGCCGAGCAATCTCCTGGTGGTTCGGCGCATGTTGCTCGTGGTTCCCACACCTCCCCTCGTGTACGGAGTCGATTCCTCGGACACGTTGGATGTAGTGATGCGCGTACTGGACGAGTCTTCGGTTGAGCTAGAAGATGCGGTGAACGAGCTGTGGCTGAATACGCGGCCAACGTTCATTCCGCGGCGCTGGGTTCCCTTGGGCAACCAGGAGTTCTCACTTGTGCCCCCCCTCGGTCCAACTAGCGGCGTGACGGCTACCTGGGCTGTTCGAGTTCATTACAGCCAGATGGCGACTCCAATGTTGTTACCGGCCGATCCTGTGGATCCATCCATTCCGGATTACTACCACGATAGTCTGCGATACGTGGCCTCTGCCTACCTGGTTGAGAAGGATACTGATCTCAAGTCCATGCAGCTCAGGGATTCTCTACTCAAGTCCTTCAATGCCCACCTGTCGCCAGGCGTTGATCCTCTGGCTACTCACGAAGCCACTACATAGGAGCGAGCATGGCCCTCGTTGGCAACACCTTCTACAACGTCTCCAGCGTGGATCCCGGTCCAGGGTATCCAATGTACTTGTGGTTCAAGACGGATCTGGGAACACTCTGGATTCGTAATACGACAGATACCAGCTGGGTTCTTGTTGGTGATGGGAACCAGCCCTACCTTGGCCAGCTGTCTACCCAGGGCGGCAACATGAATGGCGCGATCACGGGCGCTCATGGATTGTCCCCTGCTTTGTCCAACAATTTCACGGGTCCTCTTCAGCAGGGTGGTCATGATGTGGCTCTGAAGGCCTACGTGGATTCACAGATCCAAAGCGTATTGGGTAGCATGAACTCCTCAATCTTGTCGGCACTGTCGTCTTCAACTACATTTAGCCTGACGGCTCGTGTGGCTAAGGCGACCGGCCTGTGGAATGTGAATGGGGCCACGATTACGGTAGCTAGTGGCGGTGGAACCCCTGGCGTTATTTCTACTCCAGTCTACAGTGATGGCACACTAGCGACAGAGGCTGAGTGTGTATGGGGAGCCTACCTAGAGACGGTAACCGGTGGTTACTTTGGATCAGATAATTTCCAGTTCACCTTGACCCAGACCTCCAACCGCGTCTATACGGCCCTGTTTGACAAGATTGGTTCTGGCACTCCATTTACTGGAACGGTCGCTTGGTGGATCATCGGCTTCAGGAGTAACTAGATGGCCAAGACGATCAAGGCTAAGTCCGACTTCGGGATCAACACCATCATGGACTCAATCATGGTTCCGGATGGGTTCTCTCGCGTGTGTGACGGTCTTGATATTCGCAGCGGCGTGGCTCGCCCGTGGCAAGCTCCATCAACCTTTCGCCCTCTGGCCGACAATGCGGCCAGTTGCGTCTGGGAGTACCGAGGAACGTGGCACGAGTCTGATCTCTTGCGTTCCTATCATGGTGAGTTTCTGGAAGGTCAAGAGGCTGTCTACTTCACCGAAGAGGGATCTGGGCATTTGCCACCTCAAAAGATTGTCAACGGTATCCAGGTTCGACTTGGGACACGTCGTCCATTGGGAAGTCCACTGATCGCCAATAGCAACAATCGGTATCCAACTTCCATTTCGACTTCAGCTACCATGGCTGGTGGGGTGCCTCCAGGTGCCACTAGTTATCGAATTGCCGGGGTGAAGGATGGCAATATCCTAAATCCTAGTGGCCCAGTAAAGATCCAGGTCACCATGACCACGGGTTCGACGATTGTCTTGACATGGAGTCAGATATCGGGCGTGGATGGTTATGCGATTTTCGGGCGTACGAGTGGAGCAGAACGTTTACTGGTCATACTTAGCAACGTCTCTTCATGGACGGACGACGGGACTCGCGCTGAGGGTAACCAGTTAGCTTCGGCCTATGACACAGTCCAGGCTTATCAGTACGTCTATACCTATTATCGAACCATCGGAACAGTCAGTGACGAGTCGGGACCATCCAGTATTTCCAGCGCAAGTGATTCTTCCAAGATTTGTACGATCTCGCGATCAATGCTGACGGATGGGTTCTATCAGGAAGACACAACTATATTTTCGACAGATACTACTCCACTGACGGCTTATGCACAGGCTGGTTCACACATTGCAGTGGTGTCTGCGTATGCGCATCCAGATGGTTCGCTAACCATGTTTACCACAGCTTCAGCGCATGGCTTGGTGACAGGCACGAGGGGCAATGTAACTGGTAGCGTTTCTCCATCAGTAGCTAGTGTTCTGTACACAGTTAATGTCCCAGTGGCTCTTTCTAGCCCCAATTTTACACTTGATCCAGTTCATCCATCCGGCGGGACTCTATCGGTTGGCAGTCACTCTTATCAGGTGGTGGGAGTTCGTGGTAGTACGGATGGAACAGTTGGCAATCCAGCCCAGACACTGGCGTCTACACTAAATACAACCGTAGTGGGCGGCAACCAGACGGTGGTCGTCGATCTATTGACTTATAGTAATGGGACGGATGCTTTCATCATCTATCGGGACGGGGTCGCGGTTCACGTGGCGCCTATTACGGTAGCCACGTGGACAGATGATGGTTCAGCTACTGCGCTCACTGGCGTGACCTACCCGGCCGTGAATGAGACATCGACTCGGTGCTTCGCCATTGCTGGCATGACCTTTACCGTAAGCGCTCCGGGAGCTTACTTCAATATTGCCGCCACTGAGATCGTGATGCCGCTGACGACATCCTTCATCCCCAATGTGACGACAACGAATAGCGTTGTGGTAGGGGATGTGATTTACCTGTCTGGGTTGACGGCGATGCCTGAGCTCAATGGCGCAGCCATGGTGATCGCTTATAATTCTGGAAATCATCATGTGACCATTGACAAGGTGCTGTCTGTCGCAGATGGCACCACGGACTTTTCAGGGGCGCAGCTTTATTGGCGACCATGGAATGGTTACTACACAGGGTGGAGACTCTACCGCGTGGGAGATACTGCAGAGTTTTTGTTGGTAGCAGACCTTCCGCTGGAGACTACGTCCTTCCTGGATGACGTAGGTGTGGCATCTTTGGGAGCGGCCATCCCATCGGCCTACACAGAGAATGGTCTCTATGTGGTCTACGATCGAGCTCCTGATCAGCTCAAGCGCATGGTGACTCACTATGGGATGCGGTTTGGGATTGTAGATAATGTGGTGCGCTGGACTCCTAATGGTTATCCAGACGCGTGGCCAGATGTTTACAACCAGACGTTCCCATCGCAACCAGTAGCAATTATGCCGTTCATGCAGAAATTGTGCGTGGTTTGTGAAGATGGTTTATATGGGTTAATCGGTAATACGGCATCCACGTTGTCTCCCGCTGGCCCATTCTCAAACCTGGGGTGCATCGCTCCGTTTACATTGGTCCCCTCCAACCATGGTCTTATGTGGTTGAGCAAGGTGGGCATCATCTACTCTCCGGATGGCATGTCGGCCCGTTGTATCTCGCAGGAGAGGGTGCCTGGCAGGTATCTCTATGCCCCATCAACCCAGTCCACAGGATCTCCCGTGGGGGGTGGTTTTGGTGGAGGTTGGTGGATGCCATCGAGTCAATCGGTGCAGTTTGCTGAGTCTATGCGCGAAGAGAGTATTGACGCTTCTCTTTATCCAGTCACAGAGATTACGAACGATCTCCCAATCACCGGGGAGATGACGGATGTACGTGCATTTTTTTGGGACAATCGGTACTTCATCTACTATTCCGGCGATAGCACCCATGCCAGGGGGGCGATGGTCACTATCGATATGTCCAGGCCGGAGATGCCGATGTCGACATTGCCGGTTAAACCTACTCATGTTCATATATCTACAGCTGGGGATTGCTACATGTTGCTAGACCATGTAGTTTGGAATGGTTGGGGAAATATGAGATATGGTTTAGGAACTTGGGGTACTGCTTCTGATATCGGAACATAGGAGGTATTTATGTCGTCGAACACTCCAAACCTCGGTCTTTATCTACCCGCTGTTGGGGATGGCGCCCAGAACTCCCAAACATGGGGGCTTCAAGTCAACAACAACTTCGCCATCTTGGATGGTGTTGTCGCTGGCCTCGGCATGATTCGAACTAGCCAGGTGTTCACGGCTACTCAGGGGCAAACCCTATTTACCGGGATCACTCAATATCTAGTTGGATCTAATGCGATCTCTGTTTACCTGAATGGTTCGCGTTTGTATCCTTCCGATTTCACGGAGACGTCGACGACATCCATAACACTTGTCGCTGGATGCCAAGTTGGGGACGTATTGTTGGTTGCAGCTGGAGCGACTGGTGGACTATCCAACATGGTTTACGTTACGAATATGGATGGGACCGGAGCGACTGACTCGACTTCAGTATTAGCAGCTGCTATTGCTGCATTGCCTGCCGGTGGAGGAACGCTGTACGTCCCAAGTCCAATTGCGTTTTATTCCATGAACTTGGTTATTCTGAAGTCTGGTGTCCATGTTGAGTTCTTTGGAATGTCTACTACCGCGTTATCTCCAACTACCGGTTTTATTCGTCCATTCAACACCGCGCTGCCTGTGGTTCAGTTTGGTAATGACAGCGCGTTGGTTACTGATTCAAGTGTCGATGGTGCAACATTTTATGGGAATACGACCGGCCAATATGGTGTTCGTTTTGCTGGAGGCGCCTATCGCTGTCGGATGAACAACGTCGGCTTCGGGCAGTTTGCTACTTGTTGTGTTGACTTTGTAGCGGGTACGACGAATCCATGCTCTGAGAATTCTGTGAACGGATTCGCGATCAATACAGCCGTGGTTGGCGCCAT